CCTTGTGTTGGTCATTTTTTCAATCAAGCCCAGCATGTACGCTTTATTGGCTTTGAGCCAGCTAATATACGAATCTTTCTGTTCTTTTGTTAAGTCTGTTCGTGCCTCATAGTCCATAATGTCTTCATCATTACGCAATGCCGATTCACGGATAGCCCACATGAGATTTTCGGCGTCAACATCTTCCACAATGAAATCAAAGTGAATCATTCTTCAACTCCGAAATGTTGGTTAATCTGTTGTTTAACTAACTCCAGTGCCCAGAAGAATCCTTCGCTCACCAACGCATTCTGTTTGTCGTTGTACTGTGGCTGTTCATTAAAGACAAATCCTGTTTTATCTACGTTATTGACACATTCCCATACAATCAACTCAGCGAACTTTTCACTGTATTGGTATACCCACATACCACTTCGGTCTGAACTCCCGGTATTTTCATCAGCGAACCTACCAGCCTCAAACATTAGTTCTTCAATTCGTTCGTTCATTATTTTTTCTCCTGTTTACCCATGCACCGGCAATAAAAAACCATGCCATCCATATAAAAGGGAACAATATAATACCTAGAACACAAAATAAAAATGTGATCATTCTTCAACTCCGAAATGTTTCAAAACATCTGCGCCTTCAGCCCAAGTAGCCCAGTCATAACACCCATGATCGGGTTCAGCATCTTCGTATACCTTATCAACAGCACGGGCACATTCCCATACAATCAACTCGGCGAACTTACTATCTCTACATTCAACCCACCCAGGGGCAATTTCTTCCCAACCAACCCACTTGTCACCGATTGTTTTCAGTGCATGAGAATCGGCCTGTTCGGCAAGTTCTTTGATTCGTTCGTTCATACCAATTCTCCTGTAGCATCGTTGACACAGCCGTAGTAGACTGCTTGAGTATCGTCTGACCGGGCAAGATTGTAATCACGAATCCAGCGCATAGCTTGATGAAAATCAGCAAACTCTTCCTCACGCTTAACCTTATATAGATTAGGCTCACCATTCTCTACGGGGTGGACATAAACGATGTGTACAAATTTTGTCATATTATTCCACCTCAAATTCTTCGTAAGAGCGCCATTCAAATTCGGTAGATGGGCCTTCTTCTTTCCAGGCCCAGGCCTTGTCTTCATCATCAAACACCTTGACTGCCGAACGCCACCTGTTGCAATAGTCATAATAGACTTCGTAGCCGATCCAGACTTTCATGTTACTTGCCTTTGTTGAAACGAGCAGCGTATGCTTCTGCATCGCTACGGAGTCGGTACTCTTTAACTTCACGAGTGACCCAATAGCTTTCTTGGCGGATGGAGTCAAATTTGAACTCACGCACTGTAACACGATGCTTGGGGTAAGCAGGTGTTGCTGGGGTAATTGTTGCTTCGGTTTTGTTCATTTTGACTCCTAACTGCGTTACAATACATGTATTATAACGCCTTTTGGACAAATGCGCAACCGAATTTACTTGTTGAAGCCATTGGCTTCAACAAAGTCAATATCGGCCAATTGATCTTCGCACAATTCTTCAAGTGCAGTTCGAATTAGTTCTAGTGCATACTGGATATCATCGTCTTCGCTTTCGATGCAAAACTGTTTCAACCCATCGGGCGAGCACTTTAAAATAAATGCCAAGTTATTTTTATCCCAGTCGTTCATATTAGTCCTTTAGTGTGTGCCAAACTTCAGGGTCACAACCCAAGTAAATGGCATATTGTTTGTAACTGATCCACGCAGAGCTACTGTAGACCTTGCGTTCAATATAGCCGAATAGAGATTCTCGAACCGCTGTGTCAGTGGCTTCGCCGAAATCTTCAGGAAAACGTTCGGCCAAACTACCGAGTTCATTGTAAACTTGGGGCCAATCCAACTTGAGAATCTTGGCAGTTCGCACAATGGCATCAACTGCATCATTTCCGGCTTCAGTATACATTGCATAGTCACGCATGACGTTTCCTTTTAAAGAGTGTTAAGAGCAGGTTGCAGTTTGGCAATCAGTTCACGCTCACGAGCATGAGCCGCTGTCTTGCCGCGAACTACTTCTAGCAAGTAAGGAGTAAAGCCTTCACGACCGTATTCGCGAAGTGCTGTACATAAGTTCCAGTTCTTGCTTTCTGTGTTAGCACGGCTAAGGTGACGGTTAAAACGTCCACGAACAGAAGATAGTGCAGTGCCATCAACTACAGTGATACCAATGTAGCTTTCACCAGTTACTTCGCAAAACAGTTCGTAGATTGCATGGTTGCGATCTGTACGGCGCTTGCGTTGTGTTGGAGTGTTTTTGCTGTTCATGTGTTTATTATAGCCTATCTTGGACCATAAGTCAACCGTTTTTAGCATTTTTGAGCCAGAATTTTGGCTTATTTTCTGTATACTTTTGTTGTATTTTTACAACATTTCTAATTGCGTTTAAATATTGAAAGTTAATCGTTTAAGTAAGCGGTCAGATTCCCTGGGTTGCAATTTTACTTCCGTGCGCTTATGTACTGAATTCCAATTATCATAGATAATCATATCCCCGTCATCCCAAGAATGTGAATATACAGTGTTGATTTTACTTTCACATAATCGATAAACAGCTTCGATAAATGCACCAGTATTATCTAACGGTGTAATATCTTTTTCAATATGATGAATCCAAGCAACTTGATTCTTGCCGGGTGTAGTGTAGCAGTTGACTCTGGGACTAAATTTTCCAGAATTGGGATTGGCTTTTAAAAACGGATACCTAATTAAATTAGTACCGGGTTTGTACATATCCTGTTGAACAACATAATAATCTTTAAATTGATCACGTTCTTCTTGTGTAAATTGTGCCCACGCTGCTTCTAAGTTTAACCAAGCTGTTTCACCACTGCGATTAACAGCACCACGTACCATATAAAGTGCTCGTGCTGGAAAACTATTTTCTCCCACATGTGCCATATCAGCATGGTACTTCATATCTCGAGCACCCCACATGTTATTTGTTTGAAAATAACTTACTGGCGTAGTATCTTTGTGTTTAATAGTAGTATCAGTTGGAGTACGTTTGTAATCTTCTTGTGTCCATACTCGCCCAAACTTTTCCCCAACAGCATGGTATTCTGCGTCTGTTATATCAGGACCTAATCCTTTGATTACAATCAGTCCACGTTCAACTAATATATTAGACCACACAGATTTTTCTTCTGCCATTAATTGATCTAATGTAATGTTATACTCAATGCCCCACTCGGGGAAAATATTCTTACCGTCCATAACCTGCCCTGTACGCCGCATTGTCACGGTGTCTTTGTTCTTCGTAGTAGCGTTGTCGAACGCCACGTTCACATGCTGCTCGTTCGCTGTGCGTGTAATAATGATTGCATGAACTATGTACAATAACTGGGTCTTCGCGTACTATAACAGTTCTTGGTTGTGTCATTGAATGACCAATAATGACGCCAGTGGTACCTGCTACAATAGCAGTTCCTGTTCGAGTAGCACAACCGCTGAGTGTTACTAACGCAACTGCAACAATTAAAAGTTTAATCTTCATCATATTCCTCAGTTTCGATTTCAATTCGTAAATCACCGTAAATGATCAATAACTCAGCATTACTTATGTTATTCCAATTTGAATCTAGTTCCTCGCCTAACTCCGCAGCCAAGCGATGACATTCGCGAATAACCATGTCACGCATTATCTACGCATCCTTGCAATGTCTTCTATGTCTTCTTGGCGGAACACAGGTACAGCATTGCTTTTGTGCATTTGAGAAACGCCCTTCATTAGATTGCCTGTGTACACTGGTGCTGGCTTCAGTGTCGCATTGCCACCGCCACTGCCACGGCTAGGAATACGAGTCTGTTCTGCCCCACGATGTGTTGGCTTGGGAGCAACATAGGCTTCGGCTTTTATGGCACGAGTACGCTTTTTATCTTCTGCTTCGACGCCCCAACGCTTTTGCAGTTCTTTCCATTCAGCATCTAATTCGCGAGCTTTTCTTGCATGTTCAGCACTTGCAAACTTTCGTTTACTTTTCTTTTTGCCTGTAGTACTAAGCCACGGACCTTCTAAATGCATTGTCATCATGAACCTTAAAGTTAATCTGTAACCAAAGTATAACATCAGAGTACACTATTGTCAAGCCATAATTTTAGGCCCAATGGGCCTTAAAGTTGCCGCTTACTTTATACGGCGCTGAATTTATTATGGCTCAGCAGTGAAATGTCGCCGGCAATTTACGTTTGCTAGACGGACGCCTGCCCGGTGGGCTAACCATTACGACAACGGACCTAAGGTGGTTTCTTTAGTTCCAAATTACCATTTTGAAACGTTCTTTAACTATACCAAAGTATTTACACTTCCAATCGCTTTGACCAAAGAAATCCAGGTCAAACCATTCACTTTTGCGCTTTAGCAACTGTTGGGCAGCATGGTTCCAATCTGTTGATGACAACATGGGTTCTACCTGTGCCTTGACTGTTTGTATCTCATTGTAGTCAAAACTGTCCCATTCCCAATGGAGTACTTCAAATGAGTTGCTAGCCCGGTCCACATAGTCCATAGAAAAGTCTAGCCCCCATTTTGGACGCATTGCGATTACTTTATGCAATAGTGGAAGTTCGTGTGCCCAATGTTGTAATTGTTCTAGTGCAGCACCAGAATAGCCTTTGCGTTCAAATAGAAAGCTGTGATTTAGTACAGCGCCTTCAATGATGTGTTTGGGTTGTGTGAACCAAGGCTTTTTGAGTGCCACAATGTGGCTTCTATGACGCACAAAGTCTGTGTTATTACTGCTGGCGTAGTGTTGTTCAATGGGAGTTAGATCATAACCGTTTTGGTCAAACAATTCAACATCTTCGGCCGTGGGCAAATAGGTCAGCTTTGCAATTGGTTGACACCAATGACTAACAGGGTCAAATTGATTATCGCTCAGACTTAACATTAGTGTTGACTGTAAGGATTAACGGGACGATCGTACTCGTCGGATTCAGGATAAACAGGATAGATGTCCGGGCTATCTACTGGTTCATTTAACGGTTTAACTTCGGGTTCATTCATGTGGCTTTTCCCCAGTTAGTGTTGGGCGGCTAAACCATAATTTAAACCAAGCGTCTGTACCGGGCTTGATATTATGATCTGTTTGATATTTTCCCAAATTTGGCAACTGTGGACTTGGTGACGACTTTTGTTCAACTGCTGCTGTATAAACACCAGCAGCTTTTAAATCTGCAGGGTCGACGTAAGCGTCGGGCACACCTGGGTTATTACCTCGAGGGTTAAACATGTTAGCAGTTACGCGATATTGTTTCATATTAATCTTCCTTGTTAGTAATTGATTTATCAATCAATACATAATCGTGATTGCCAAACCCTTGTAATAATACAAAATACATTGGTCCTGTGCCATAATTAACAACCGAATGTGGTCGTTGTGGCGCTACTGTATATGTTTGCCCGGGATTAAGATACACTTCTTCGGCTGGGGATTCTATTAATAATTTCATTTCGCCACTGATTACATAAAAGGTATCGGCCACATTATTATGATAATGCCAAGGTAGTTGTTCAAATTGAGCCAGCTCTGTTTCAACCATGCGAAAGTCTGCAGGATTGTTTATTTTAGAACTAACCCGATATTTTTTCATAATGTGTCTTCGTCGCCTTCGCTGTAATCCATTAAATCTTCTACTAAACCATGCAAAGATTTTGCCATACGGTTTTCAGCATAACCATGACCACCAATTGCGGCTTTGATGTGTGCTAATGTGTAATGCTTCATTGAGTTGTATTCTCTAGGAAGTGATTCGCGGATTACGTGTTCAATTTCGCCTAATGTGTTGTCTAGCGTATGTACAAGCATTTCTAATTGACCGGCAAGCTCACGAGCTTCTTCGTTGCTAATATCGTCATTAATATCTTCAGCAACCGGAGTACCTGCTACAGTAGAACCATTGGCAATGCCAGCTAACTGTTGAATACGACTAACGTCATATTGTTCTTCTACGTTGACACTACCCATGCCTTCGTTTAATTGTTTATCGCTCATTTTGCTTTGTTCTCTTTGATTTGTTTTTGGCCGTCTTGTGGAGCAGACGTAGGGAAAAATGCGTTTAATTGTTTTCGCATAGTATCTGTTTTAACATCTACTGTTAAGCTAGCACTGTATCGTGGATCACGTGCTTCTTTGCTGTTTCTAGCAATATAGCCCGATGATTCAGTTAGTTCCCATATTTTCATAAAAAAGCCTCTACTATATTTAGTAAAGGCTGTTAATGTTATTTAATAAATGGCCGTGCTAGCCGCTTGCCCATATAATCCATAACTGCTAGATTTGAGTCTGTGGCTTCAGTGAAATAAGTGGTAATGTCTGGGTGATCTAATTCGATGGATGCAAGTGTTTCACCGTGATCATTTACCATGTGTATGCCATACTTAGAGCATAAATGACGTATGACCTTGTTGCTACTTAAACAAACCATGTTGCCTTTGAGCTGGTTATGTGTTCTACACCACTGTATAACACGACGGAATAATTGATTGCCAAGCCCTTGACCTTGGTATTCTTTTAATACACTAAAGGCCAATTCCATTTCGTCTTGCAATGCAATATGGCCAACTGCTACAAATTCTAAATCGTCGTTTTCCACACAGAACAAAATGTTCTTGTCTGCATCTGCTTCAAATTGATCGCATAGTTGATCAATTACTTCATCCCGTATAGGATGCCCAAAACGCAGATACTTGCTGTCTGCGTCTAGACTCTTTAAATGAGTGCGATACTTTGGGTATTCGCTGATTAGTACTCTGCGAACGGCACTCATGATATCAAATGCCGCCGCGTTTGATTAACTGTTCGGCCTTGTGCTTTCTTACTGCTACAATAGCTTCGTATATTGATATGAAGAATGATTTCATCGGTAACCCCTTGTTCTTGCTAGCCCTTGTAAGAGCTGTCTTTGACGATATTCTAAGTCTGCGGCATTTTGTGACGCATTTAGATATTGTTCATCCCACCAGTCCATTGAGGGCTGGCGGAACATGGGCGCAAAGAATTGTTTGATTCTGGCCCACATAGTATTACTTCTTGCTGCTCTTGGCAGTGTATGCATCAAAACCAGGAACCTTGAATGCTTCCAAGTTTTTGTAAGCTTCGGCAGTTTGTGTTTTGAAAGTTTCGGCTAAACGTGTGTTAACGTCTACCAATGTCTTGGCAAATGCAGTTGATGCACCTGCCAACTCAGCGACCATGTCCTTGGCCAATTTTTGGTTTGATTCGAAAGTTTTTGTGATTTCTGTGAACATTTTATTTTCCTTTATTAAGCAAATGTTTGATAGCCTCTAATGAGCACTACCACTAGTAGAAACACTATCAGTGTTTTCACTAGTATACTTTTACTTATCTATTGCAGTGCAACATGCTATCCAGACCACTAAATAAAGCATGAATTTAGAAATTAAAACTTGTGCTTTATTTGGGTGCGACAGACCAGTTACCAATTGGAGAAGTAGTTGCTGTTCAGCCTCACATCAAAGGAGTTATGCAGGGAAACGTGCTCATAATACTGAGAATCAGCCTAATAAAACTAAAGAAGAAATGACTGCTTACTATAATAGTGCAAATGCTGCTCGACAAAGACGAACAAAAATTGCTACTCCAATTTGGGTCAATTTAGACAAGATTAAGGAGTTATATCTTTTGGCAGCTAAGTTGACCAGCGAGACTGGAGTGATTCACGAAGTTGATCACATCGTCCCTATAACACACAAACTTGTCTGCGGATTACATGTAGCAGAAAATCTGCAAGTATTAACTAGGGACGATAATAGAAAAAAGTATAATACTTTTATTGTTTAACTAATATTTGCAAAAACGCTAATCCTCCAATATTAACAGGTGAACAAAATGGATTTTACGGCAAGACTCACACTGCGGATAACAAGAAAAAATGCGGGGATGCTAATAGGGGAAAAAATAATAAAACAGAGTCTGGCGCAAAATCTATTTCAAATTCAATGAAAGACCGATGGAGAGATCCTGAATTGAGAGAAAATCAAATAAATGCTCTTAGGTCTCGCAAAGGTGAAACGCGCAGTGCAGCAGCGATCGAATCTTATAAAAAATCAGCCAAATTAAGAGATGAAAACATGTCGCCAGAACAACGGTCGGCTCGAACACTCGCTGGGTGTGAAACTAAAAAAATAAAATACGCAGGCCTCAAAAGAAAATCATATTATGACGACGCTGGAAAAAAGAGATTCAAATGGATTCCTGCCATTGATTGACCAGCTCGCCAGACGCCAAATTTTTTCCTTTGCTTTCAACCATCACATCAGCCCATTCCCAATGTTGACGGGCCCATTCATTGACAGCACGATTCCACATAAAATCTGAATGAGACCGAAGTTTAGCTTTTTTAAAGCCATTGGCCAATAACACGTCAATGTCTACCATTTTGTCAACATCATGCCCAACCAGGTAGTCTTCGCGACTTTGACTGTAATGTATAACTGGTCGCTGGCCTTGCCAGCTGTCGATTACATGTTTGATACGGTCATCATGCGCCATAATGTATTCGTGTGTGCTAATCAAGTGATGATGCACATCTAGCACTATACCTACTTTGTCCTTTAACATTACGAGAGTGTCTAATCCAATTTGATATTCATCATTTTCTAGAGTCAAACAGTTTCTTAATTCTGGGCTCATTTGTTCCCAGGCTGAATTAAATCCGTCGATGCCTTGTTTGCCGCTCAAATGCACGTTGATTTTGAAATCCAACTTGCTAAGTCCATAGCCCATCCAGCGAGCTAGATCAGCATGATATTCTAATTCCATTAGGCTTCGTTCTACAATACCGGGATTTTCGCTGACAATACAGCAAAACTGTCCAGGGTGAAAAGATAGTCGTACTCCAAGTCTACGTGCAGCTTCACCTACAGGCGCAAAAATCTTCTCGCAATGAGCCTGCACATCTGCTTGAGACCAGAATGGAATCCAGTCTTCGTGTGTGTAGCCTTGTAGCATTTCCGAACCCAGTCGAACCATGCGTCGATTTTCAGGCAAACTGGCCACACGTTCTACCAGTAGCAAGGCAGCACGGGCATTGTGATTCATAATGTCCCACTGTCGCTGTTCAGCTTCGGCCTTGTGCTCGCGTAGCCAGCGCATGGTGGTACTGCGACCATTTAGATCGCGATCTACAGCATTGACTTTTTTACCAGCAACTTCGCTGGGATCATTGATCCATTTGCAACAGAATCCCGTCTTACCTTTTGCCATTTGTCATCCATTTACAACAGTTTAGTATAAGCAACATTATACAAGGAAACAATCATTTTGTCAAGCAAAACTCAAATTTTAAGAAAATATCACATTGTGTACCAGACTACTAATATTGTAAACGGAAAGTTGTACATTGGTTGTCACCATACTGACAACATTGAGGATGGATACTAAGTATCTGGGCTGTTGCTAAAACATGCAATTGCCGTACGAATGCAGGCAATACTGATCAGTATTGCCTGCATTATCTACTAGGGCCTTGGCTCAGAGTCGCCAAATTTTTTTCATAAAAAGTGCCACGAAGCAGGGACGAAACAGAAATAGTCAAATAGCAAATATCAAACAGCAAATATCAAACATGGGTCTTTTGCTTAGGTATTACATCAAACATCAATATTATATTTTAATGCCTAAGCAAGACGTTGTAAGATTAGTTGTTTAGACTAAGCCATAGTATTTCATCGATAATCGATGATGTATTTCTATTCCCTACCCTGGACCAAGTGTGGCAGCTTAGTCTAGCCCGAGCTCAGTTAGCACAAGTGCTACCTGTTCAGGTACTTCAAACTCTGTACGAACGTTGATGGAAACCATCTCGTCCTTGATCTTGCGTCGACGACGTCGAATTGTTTCCAATTCTTTCTTGGCTTCGGCAATGACTTCAGCTGGCACAACGTTTACGTCGATTGTGTACTCACGACCGTAAATGCTTGAACGCTCAGAGCCAGGAGTTTTGCGGCTTTCAATTTCGGCACCAAGTGCTTCGAGATTTTGGCGCAAGCCTGCTTCGCTGTAGCCTTTCAAACGGCCTTCAACGGCGGCCAACATTGCTTCTTCTGCCAAGTAGTCAGTGATACCAACTTCGGCATTCTTCTTTGCCACGATGGCTCGCAGGAAGCGATTTGCGTTCATCAAGCGACCTGCGTGTGCATGGTTCTCGCGGACCTTGGCCAGCTGCTCGTCTAGCAGTGCAGTGATGTTTGTTTCAAACAGGCTCACTTTAAGTGAAGTGCTTTCAGTACCAAGACGCTTGATCTCGTCTAGGATTGTTTGCTGGATTACTGATGCTTTGCGTAAATTGATCTTCATATTGTTCCTTAGTTGCTGTTGTTAGCGTATATGACTATTATAGCAAACTTAGTTGTCGTCGTCAATGATTTTTAACTCTTTTGGCAAAGTAAATCGTCCGAAACTTTCCAATACTATCATACCAGTTGGATCATTGACTCGGACCACTCCGGTCATATCTATGGTATCTTCTACTCGAACATGACGGACCTCAGCAAAGATCCAGCGAGTAATACGTGCCGGACGAATGAACTTATTGTTAAGTTCCATTGTGTAAGCAGCCTTGCCACTGGTCAAGTCCCATACATGAGCACTCATGCAGTAATCCATAAACGTCATTAAAGCACCACCATGTGTAGTACCCTGAGTGTTACGATGATGAGGATTATTAACCCAGGCAAACGAACTGACGGAATGGTCAGAACTAAACTTGTACCATGTTGCCATGGTCTTAGACACAAAGTCCTGCCAATGATTGCTCCGTCGTGTATAGCCTAGTATCTGCAATGATGCAGGAGTGTACTTCATTATCCCTTTAAGATATTGCGAAAGTAGTTGACCGCAGCTTCTTCAACTTGTTCGGGAGTTGCATCATCTGCAACATCAAGATTTAAGTCAGAATGGCTAGCTTCTAATTCCCACTGCAATGGTTCCGGCCAAGCGTTTGAAATTTCGTAACTGATAATATCGCCATCAGTTAGTTCCATATCACGCACCAATTGAAACATGTAGCAAATAGTACCGTCGGGCCCCGAATGTTCAACCACTTCATCTGCAGCAACCAAGTCACCAATTTCTTCGTCGACAATTTCGGTCATGTCTTCGAATTCGTTATCTGTTAATTCGCGTTCTACACAAAAGCGGATAAAGTGTTTTGGTTCTTGTGTTTCCATTATAATTCCTTATTTAAAGTCAAATCCCATGTGACGCAATGCGTCACCTATACCTTCTTTACTTGGAGTTGGTTTCAATCTTTCAACTACTCGCTTTTCAAATGTGTTTTGATCAAGTCTTGATCTTTGTGTGTGTACTTTATTATATTCATTGATTTGACTTAGATTTTCCATCTTATTGTATGTACCTTGGTGCAGTACAAGTTCCGATGGTAGTCGAGGTCTCACTGATCTATACGCACCTTCTGTTTCATACCCGTGTACTGTTCCAAATACTGGAAATGTATACTTTGGTAAATTAAACTCACGTTCAAAAAACTCCATTGGAAGTTGTCTTATTGCCCCACAGTATGTACCTATGATGCCCATGGTCTCTGCAGCCATAAAGAAGGTTTGCGCTGCAATAGTTGCGTCAATTATTCCTTTAAGATGGTATTCTGCTCGCGTAATTTGTGCTTTGGTTTTGTCGCTTGCCTCAACGTTTTCTAATACTAGCTCTAGTCTAAATAAATCAGCAAGCCAGATCAAAACAACCGATGCGGTATTGATCGCAACAGTATTTTGGCTGTCAATATTGCCAATGATTGCGTGATTATGCGGACCATTGAATAGCTTGGCTTTTTCTTCTGGAGTAGTTAATGCAATCACACTCCATGTTTGTAACATACCACTGGTCGGTGCGCTTTGTGCAGCAGCAATTAGTAATTCTAATACACCAGGCTCAAGTGGTTTGTCCTGGAACTTACGACACGAAGTTCTTTTTAAAAGATTCGTTATAAATTCATTGGCTATTGCGTCGGGAGTCGGGACAGGGAGCCCGTAACGTTGTTGATAAGGTGTCATTGACAGTACTTATGTTGGTTAGAACACTAGCTTCTCACTTGCCCTCTGACCGGGCTTGAAAATGGCGTGTACAAATAATTGTTAGCACCACCTTGTAAGCTATACAAGTTAGTCCAGCGTCAAGCATCTTCCGCTAACGTGTTATTGCTGCTGAATCAGCAACGAACGTTTAACATCGTTTCATTAGAATTTGGTCCAACACAGTTACAACATATTCCATCATTGATTCCTTTTAATATTCGTCGCAAATGATAGTAATATTGTCTAGTTCACCGTCTAAGATTATTTTGCCAGCTGCTGATAAATTTAAATCACTTCTGCTTTTGATTGTTGCAGCGCCGCTGCCAGTAAATTCAACATTTTGCACATTCAATTGAGTTGCTGTTACAGTAGTAAATGTTGGATTGGCACCTGTGTTTGGAGTAAGGTTTGCCAGCAAAGGATTGACAATATCAAGTACACGTTGGGCAGTAAAGTATAAGTTACTGCCTTCGGCGATATGATAAGTGTTTAATTCAGCAACTTCATTCCAAAAGTGCAAACCAAAGTCAGTTGTGTTTAACTTGGTTGAAATAAGGTTAGTAATAGTTGACGCAAAGTTTGCATCATCATTTAGTGCAGATGCTAACTCTTTAAGAGTGTTTAGTGTTTCGGGTGCAGTGTCAACAATAGCAGTGACAAATGAGCGCGATGCCAAATTGGCTTGTGTTACCAAACTATCAATTAAATTAACCCCGCTGATTTTTACAGTTTCTTGATTTTTTACGATTACAAATTGATCATTTGAACCAAAGCTAGATGTAGAATCTAGCTCGGAAATTTTAACGTATTCTTGCGACATTATTCAGCTACCTTTGTTAATGTTATGTAAATTGTAAAGTTTCCTGTGCCTGTGCAATTTACGTTTAGTGTTGTTCCTGCGGATGCAATCGAAACATCTGCTATAAAATCTTCTTGGAAAACATCTTCGATTCGTGTGACTGTGTTGCCGTTAATAGTGCCGCGGAGTTGTTTAGAAACAATCATACCACCTGCACTTCGAGCAAGTACTTTGGCGTCATAAAATTCTATACCAGACACGTCAATCTGC